GATGATTGATGAGGTGATTGGATAATGGCAACCAAGATTCGCGCTATTCGGATCAGTGATGAACTCTATGCAAAGGTGCAAGAGAAGGCTGGCGAAGGCAAGGTAAGCAAGGTCATCAACGAGCTATTAAAAAATTGGGTTGCAGATGATTAAGTTCATTCCACCGATTCTCTGCGCCATCCTCGCACTCGGCGTAGGTCGAAGCATTATCTTTTGGGCAATCGCAGGATGGTTCCTTGGCTTTTGGGCGCTACTGCCGATGGTCTTGCTCCCAATCAAATATGACCAGCGCCGTGATGCCGTTAAACATCAAGAAGAAGTAGAGAAGTTTAAGAAGCAACTCAAGTGCCTTTAGACAAGGAAAAACCGCCTGTAACCCCTAGGAACGGCTAGGTGTTACAGGCGGTTTGTGTTTCCCCGATGAGAAGAAAAGGCTATTTATTTAATGCGCGATATACGCCTTCTTCAAGCGTTATTCGCGGCTGGTAGAAACTTAGCATATATTCAGGATTGCCTACGCGATTTGCAACTCCTACGGGTGCCTCAGGATTTGTAAGAATCGGTGCATTATATTTGGCAGTTTTCATCACTATTTCAGCCAATTCTAAGAAGTTTGTGGCACGCCCTGTGCAGAGATTGGCAACTTCCACATCTGCTTCAAAGGCGGCTAATGTTCCTACTACTACATCCTTGATGTGGATAAAGTCGCGAACCTGTGTGCCTGTTCCCCATACTTTGAATGGGTCTGCCTTAGCCCTACCGCGAGCGATAAAAGAGGGAAATGGGTAATCCAAATCCTGATCCTCACCATATCCTGAGAATGGGCGCAAGATTGTTACCTTTAATCCTTGCTCGCGTGCGTATTTTGCAAGCATCTCACCCGTGAGTTTGACCCACCCATAGGTTAAATCAGGAGTACGAATATGGCTTAAATCAATATCAGATTCTTTAAGTTGGGTGGGGGATTCAGCGCTTTGTAGCTCGGTTGGGTACGCAGCCGAAGATGAAAAATAAACAATGCGTTTAGGTCGAGTGCGAATCGCCCATTGAAACAGGTCTGAGTCAATGGCAAGGTCAGTGGCAACCGCCAATGGGTTGCCTTCAATCGTGGCTCTGCCACCGACAACTGCTGCCAAATGAATTACAAGGTCAAAACGTGTTTCGTCTATGGCGAAGAAAAGTCGAGCATCCACGCCATTTTTAATATCAACCTTGGTTATTTGATGATTTCTGCCTTCAAAAAAACTTAAAAAGTTACGCCCCACGAATCCTTCACTGCCAGTAATAAGGATTTTCACGCTTGATCCATCAATTCTTCAATCAGGCGCTTATACTCATCACTTGCAATATATTGCTTGAAAGCCTGGGCATCGGCAGAATAAACCTCTTGCGCGTTCACCTCTAGATAGTTGTCATCCCATTTAACCTTGCCACTTACAGGATGAAGATGCTCGATAATAACTTCAGGCAGATAAGTAATTGCCTTGAGGTCTTGCCCTAATTTAAGCCAAAAATCATCTAAGTAGAGATGAATCATATTGGGCGGCACCATCCCATTGAGCAAACGCACAATCTTGGCGCTCATTGCAACTGCCGTTGGTAGGGCAACGCCTTGAATAAGGTCATTGCCATAGACCAATCCAGTGCCTAATTTGTCAAGTTCAGCTTCAAAAGCCTTATCCCAGCCTTTTGTTTGTGGGCGGTGGTCATCACCCATAAAGGCAAAGAAGTCATAATTGTAAGCAAGTAATTGTGCTGCTCTATTAAGAGGCTTAGCCATTCCCTTGCCTTCGCGTGGAAAGATAAATTGGTCTATATTTAATTCATCATATTCCGGCAACTTCGGATCATCTTCATCGCAGACAATAAGTAAATGAGCTGTTGCCTCTGTATCTTCAAAGGCTCTAATAAGTTCCTTAATGTTCTCAGGTCTGCCCCTAGTAGGAACAATCACCAATAAACGACTCATTGTGTTGCCAACTCGCCCGAAATGGCAAAATAGGCTGCGCCATCTACAAAAGAATCTAAGTGGTCAGGCGTTTCAACTAAGCGTGCAATCTTCACGCCCACCATACAGAGTGCGACTTGAGCAGGTGTGATTTCCTGCCCCAAGATAACGCTCCAAATATCGGCGATGCGCTTGTGATTTGTGTAAGGCGTGCCGTAATTCTTATCGCGCTCGCCGTGAGTGAGGCGATATGCCTCATCCAGTATTTCCCCCCGATTCAAGATTATTCCTTGCCGATGCCGTAAGCCTTATAGGATGGATCAATGAGCTTGAAGATAGGCGCAGCAATCGAGCCAAGAAGCACTGCATATTCAGGCTTCATATCTGCCACAAGAGCCAAAAGCACTGTGACTGTTGCAACGCCCACTGAGCGTAGGTAGGAAACGAATTCAGCTTTGAATTTAGGTGAAACTTTCATTTTAGCCCTAACTTCTTAATCAACTCTGCGACCTTCGCAGGTGAAAGGTTTATCTCTATGTGCATCCAATCGGGTTTGGCACTTTTATATGTGCCGCCTGAGCGTAGTCCATACCTAGCGCAAATCTCTAGTATTGCCTCGCGTTGCGCTGGTGTGAGGTTGCCATCTTTATCCCCCTGGGGATGGCGAGATGGCCATATATCCACCGCCGTTCCCGATGCGTGGTTGGAAAGGGTACCAGCACCGCCTCGGACATCTCTAAAGGCATACCCCTGCACTTCGCCTGGCTCTAACTTCTCCACCCGCTTATGCCACTCGCGGCACGCAGCAACGAGCAAAGGTGCTACCGCCTTGGCACACCGAAGGCGAACTGGTCGAACTCCCTTTACCACTGTGAAGATAGCGATGCCGATTTCTTCTTGGTCGGCACTTGCCTTCCAGCCGTTTGCCGACTTCATAGAACCCCCACCTTGGATTTAACTACTGCAATATCGGTTTTAATCTTTTGCTGATTCTTATGTAGCTCTGCCACCTGTTGAACTACGCCGTTGGTGCCATCGTTGAATAGGGCATAGTTGATACGATCCAATTTGCGCGAGATATTGAGATAGACCTTAATCCCGCCACCAATGAGAGCGAGAGAGTTCAGCACAAAGACAAGAATCATATTGGCGTTGTTAATATCGCTCATTTATCGCACCAAGAAAAGCATCATAATCTGTACGCTTCCAGCCTGAGTAATGCCATAGAGCGTATCTCCTGGGTGGATGATAAAAGTCTCCTTATCGCCCACATCGAGTTTGTAGCCATTATCCACTGTGACATCTGCACCGCCGATATACATATTGCCACCTGTTGAGTGAATCAACACCTCTTGTGCTGATCCATCTACCGGCACAATCAACTGCCGTGTAGTGGTGATGGTGTAATGGCGCGAGTAAGCCACGATTGACTCCTAAATAAAGCCTTGAGTGGGATTAGATAACGAGCGTGTCTGCTTCTTCGGCAGTGAGCGGTTGCCCCGCGATGAGCTTTGCTTTAGCAGATGCCTTGAGCGCTGCAAGTGCCTGTGCCGCTTCCTCACGCGCTACGCGATCCGCTTCCGCGATTGCCGCTTGTGCTTCGAGTTCTGCAACCTCGGCATCTGTAAGTTGGATAACAGTCTCTTCGCCTGTCTCGCAGTTGATGATTATCTTGGTTGGATTAGGCATTTTTTACTCCATATAGGTAGGCGGTTGAGTATTGAACCATATTTGGTGAATTTCTAAGACTTAAAGATATTGAAGTTATTGCTGCTGTATTTGACCAAAGCCCAGCGTTGAGCATAAGAGAACCAAAAGAACCATTGTTTTCTGCTACACCATCTACTGAAAACGATTTATTTGTCGAGCCAGCATAGTTTGGAATATAAATGCTGTTATTGTTAAAGGTGTTAGCAGTCCAGTCACTCGGTACTGCTGTACCCGCTAGTCCGTTGCTGCCTGAACTGTTAAAATAGTTTGTTCCTGAACCTACGGATGAACCACCTTCTGCTTGTAGCCATCGTTCAGAGTAGTTTGCAGTAGTTCCATTGAAGTAAATGTTTAAGCGTTCTTGATAGCCGGCACCAGCCGAGCCAGTAGTTGAACTTCTTATAGAAGTAAATAAGCACAAATCCGTGTAAGTGCTAGGAATACTGCTAAATGAGATACTAGCCGCCCCACCTGCTCCAACTGTGCTAGATGCGATTAACTCAAAAGTATTTGGCATTATGCAGCCGCCAATCCGTAAAGGGTGAGAGTTGAACCAGCGGTAAAATAGTTGGATGCAGACAGTAGGCAGTCCACTCGGTTGATTGCCGAAGTAGAACGCCATAGAGATACCCCTGAAAATACTGCTTCTCCAGCATTGGAATATCTACTCATAGCAGTTTTATAGGTAGTTGTGTTTGCATAATTCATAATGTTAAAAATGGTCGTGGACATTCCTGTTGTTTGGTCTCCACCAATAGCCCATATAGTATTTGATTGCCGTCCACTTCCTGCGCTACTTCCATCACCATACATAAAAGTAGCCGAATAGTTCGAGCCTGTATCGCCGTTATATTGAAGATAAATATTTACAGTTGAACCTGTAGTTTTACTAGAATTTACAACCAGCACAAGGTCGGTATAGGTATTTGCAATAGATGTAAATGAGACACTATTTGTAGATGAGCCGCTGACTGTGGTAGTCGCTATCGGGGTGTAAGTGCTTCCTGCTGGCATTTGTTACCCCTTTATCCCGTAAAGTGCAATGACTGAATACTGCTTCCATAATGAGCCATAAAAAGGCTTAACTGTTACGCTAGTAACTGCAGCAGTATTAGACCAAAGACCCGAACCAAGCGCAGCCTGTCCGTTGCCGTTATTGTCGTAGCCGTTCAAGCCTCGAACTGTGGTGTATTTGTTCGTGTTTGTGTAATCCAAAACGTCAATAATTGAAACGCCAAAAACGTTAGACCCGTTGGAGTCTCCTGCTATCCACGGCAAGGTAATCGCACTTGCTGGGTAATTAAGTTGCGCTGCGCTTGCGCTTGAACCATCACCCCACAAGCCGTGAGAGCCGTAGTTGTTACCAGTATCAGAATTGAACTGAATACCAATTTGTTCGTTTTGGTCTGCTCGGTTTGATTTAGCAAAGACACGAATTTGCAAATGCTTATAAGTTGAGGCAATAGATGAGAACGTTGCAGATGATTGACCACCCGCGCCAACTGTGACTGTGGCAATAGATTCAAACGAGTTGGTTACGGCAAGCGCACCGGTAAAGCCGTAACCTCTAGCTGAGGCGTTGGCAAATGTGCTTATTAGTGGCATTGAGTTTCCCCTTAAGCAAACTTGGTCTGTGTCTCAAGCATTGTGAATGTGGCAGATGCGGTCTTAATAATGGTGAAGGTATAGGCATCAATCGCACTGGCATTGCCAGCGCTAATCGCGGTAGGAACCTTTGGAGTAACTGCGTTGCCGTCAATTTGAATCACGTTTGGATAGTAGGCAGTTGATCCGTTGGTGTTAAGCCATACCAGCGTGATGGCATCGCCTGTTGCCATCGCGGTATTGAGTGAGGTACCGCTTGAATAACGGAAGTTAAGGGTGTGATTAGCAGTTGCATTTGAGGTGTAATACCAAACCGATGCGGTAGATACATCAAAGTTGATTGTGCCAGTGGCGGCAGAGGCAACCACATTCACATCCTCTTGGAATCCCTTGATAACTAAATCAGATTGACTTGTGGCAATCGAGAGCGTGACTGTGCCGCTTGTGCCACCGCCTGAAAGACCTGTACCTGCGGTTACGCCTTCGATGTCACCTGCGCCGATTGCAGTCCAAGAGGTGCCATCATACTTTTCAACCGCGTTGGTATCTGCTAGGTAAGAGAGCATACCTTCGGCCAAAACACCGGTAAGAGCAGTGGTTCGAGCTGAGGCATCTGCAAACTTCATTACAGTTTGTTGCATCAAGTAACCATCAACCTCAGCCGAGGTGAGAACCTGACCTACAGTGAAATCCTTATAGCCTAGACCTGCCATTTATTGCTCCTTATTTAGTAAGACAACACCGCATTAGCGTTGTCCAGTGTTCCTTGTGTGGGTGAATCTAAAATAAACGCTTGAATCAAAGGCTCGGATGTATAGATAGTAGTATTCCATATTTTCGGCGTAATTTCGTGGGCAACTCCTTGGCAGAATAATTCCCGCGTTACTACCGATCCACCTGGCATTTGTTTCGTAATATCGAGAAGGTCAAAAATCTCCATAGATAGACCAGCGATGATGCGGTCATTTGCAGCAGCATCGGTATCAAATAAGTTCAGGGTCATCGAGTCAATACGCAGGGTGGCATCTTTGCGAGCGTTCAAGAGCATCACCGCTTGGTTATAGGCTTCGGTATCGGTTTGCACCAAGATTCCGGTGCGCTGGCCTGAATGGATAAAGTAGGTCTCAATCGAGGTCGTATCCTGAACCTGTTGCGGAGAACCGCCCAGTCTTTGAACAACGACATCATTCACAATGAGCTGGTCATCATAGGCAAAGTCAATCGCCGAATAACCTATGCCAGTGCCATCATCGCTGAAATCATAGGGAGTTTGGTCTGCTTTCAGCGAGATTGTGTTGCGTGAATAAAAGGTGGCAGTGCCTGTCTTTTGGAAGAAGAAGCCACCGAACTCGGATTGCTCCACTGTCTGAATCGCATCAAGCAGTGACCGAGAGGTTGCAGGATCGGCTTGCATTGTCGAGTTGCCCGTGTCTATCGCACGCTGAGAGGTTGGATAATCCGCGACATCAAGCAGCGCATTGATGCGTGCGCCGGATAGTTGCCCCGCAGGGGTGCTAGGCACGCTTGCAATAGCGATGTTATTAAAGAGTCTGAAACCATCTACGCATTGAAGCGTGACTGTCGAAGTCTCTTCAAAGCCTCGCACGAAATTGGTGTCGTAGGCGGTGATGTAACCTGAGAAGATAAAATAACGAGTAGTAATCATCGTATCTTCATCGGTGTAATCAGCGAAAACGCGCACCTTACGAAGAGGCACGAGCTTGCCGTAATAAGGCGATGAAGTGTTGCTAGGCGAGAAATCTCCATTGTCATCGCGCAAAACAATCGTGGCGCTACCCGCCTCAAACTTATTCACGATGCGATTGCGCCCACGCTTAGTTTGTACGCGCAGAGTTATGTTGGAAACATCCACTACATCGGATGCGCTATCAGCAAGAATCGCCTCATCAAGAAATGAGGTCGGATCATCTAAGACAAGTGGGTTGCCGAAGGCTGGGCCGTTGGCAAAGTCAATCGTTACCCCTAGCACCGGCATCGTCATATTAGAGACCTAGCGCTTCGAGCTGAATAATCTTGCCTGAAAGTTGATTGGCGAGGATTCCTTGGCGAACTGTCTCGACCAGTTCCTCTTTGCTACCGATGACATTGCCAGCGTTCACGTTCACTGTTACGGCGGTTGGGCCGACAAATCCCGCACTGCCTGGCGTTGCCATCGCGCCATATTGTGCCGTTGGCGTAAATCCTACGACTGGGCCTGAGGTGGGGGCTTGCTTGGCACGTTGCGCTGCCGCGTATTGCTCTGCCATTCCCGCATAACGAGCTGAGGAAAGCGCTGCGGTGACATCGTAACCTTGAGCAATCATAGATTCATAAGTGGTCTGTGCTTGTGTGGCACCTACGCCCACTGTTGCAGTGGTAGCGATTGAAGCAGCAGCCTTGGATTCGGCGGCAGGTGGTGTGACCTTAACCTGACCACCGAGCGCTGCAAGATACTTATTGTAGGCATCAAGAGCATTTTTCCAGCCAAGAGCAGCAACGTTGCCTGGGCTGTCTAATCCTGGGATATATCCTGCACCGGTAACGGATGCGATGTAGGCAATAACCTGCTCACGGCTGACATTCCACTTCTTAGCAAGAGCATCAATTTCGGCAGTATCAAGTTTCTGATCTGCGATAACGAGCTGAATATCCTTATACCGCTCTGCCTCATAATTGACTTTGCGCTGGGTCTCAAAGAGTGCCATCGCAGCAGCATCCACCATTTGCAAGCCCAACTGTTGCTGCTTGATAAGGTTGAGTCGAGCCGCCTCAAGTTGGATTGGGTCGGTCTCTTTTGTGGTGATGCCAAACTCTTTATTGAGTTGCTTCTTCACTTCGATTGCCTTGAGTTGCTCGGCAGTTAAAGTCTTAGTGGTAGCAGTAGTGGTGGCAATAGAGGAATTGTATTTATTGTTCGCAACTGTGAATTCTTTGCTGAACTTAGTTGAAGCAACGTGAGATGCGCCCAATTTCTTTGTGGACTTAGTAGCCTCATCGCTCTTCTTTTTGAATGAATCCATTGCATTTTTGGTGGCGAGTGCAGTAACGCCGATGGCTGCAAGAGCAGTCGCAGCAGTAGCAACGCTCACGCCACCTGTAGCAAAGGCGGTTGCAATCGCGGTGCCGATGGCTGTTGCGCGTAGCGTTGCCATCAAACCGATAATTGTTCGTAATGAAACGATAAACGCTGCAACTTTATTAGCCACAAACATTGTGCCAATAATGATTGCGAGCGCCTTAATCTTGCCTGTATTTTCTGTGACCCACTGCCCAAATGCTAGAGAGCGCTCAAGTAGGGTTTTAACCAAGTCTGCGGCATCGCGCAAACCTGCCGCTAGTTGATCCTTATTCAAATCAACCCAAGCCTGAACTCTTGGAAGCACATCGCTTAAAAGGTATCCTGCAAATTCCTGCACCACTGGCAAGAGCGCATAACCGAGGCTCTCAATAATCTCATCATATGCAAGGCGAAGGATGCGCAAGCGACCTTCAAGGGTATCTGCGCTTGCAGCAGCAGCGCCACCCATAGTTTTAGAGAGGAACTCCATTGCGCCGTTAAAGTCTTTGGTCTTTACGATTGAAGCGCTAATGCCAGGAACCAAGCGCTTGAGTGCGCCGATATTCCCGCCGTATGCCTTAGCAAGTGCCTTGGAAACGGATTCGACATCGCCATAACCTGAAGCAGCCACATCAAGTGCGATATTTTGTAGGCTCTGTGCTTCGCTCAAATCCCTAGTAGTGGAAGCAAGGATGAGCAGGGATTTTCTTAATTCTGTATCAGAGACACCCACCAAGAGCTGTTGCTTGGAGATAAATGCTTCAGTTGCTGCAATAGCCTCATCTGTAGCGCCTACAGTGTTGCGTAAAGAATTGGCAAGGATGACCTGTGATTTCTGATCCGCAATCGCAGCCTTAACCGCATCGGTGCCAACCTTAGCAGCGAAGGCGGCAGAGGCAGCAGCAGCAAGCCCGAAAGCCTTAAATGTACGATTGGCGAACTTGTCAAAGTCTGCGCCTAACTTCTTAATATCCTTTTGAGCTTGCTTTGAACCCTTATCTGAGTATTGGGTAAGGATGCGTGCGACTATCGCGCCTGTTGCCATTTTTTACCCCTTCTCTTTGTTCAATGCTCGCTGTAAATCTAATTTTGCTTCATCAAGAGCCTTCGCGACATTGCGCTGAATTCGGTCTCCATCTTTATCTACTACCGACCAAATGAGGCGTGAAGCCTTGCCAAATCGGTTGCTTAAATTGCGCAAGAATTGAGCGCTTGAAGTTCGCGCTGCGCTTCCTTTGGTATTGCGCCCTGCAACTTCAAAGATGGCACCTGCCGCAGATTTGTTTATCAACTTACCCGCGCTGGTGGTGTAGTTGGCCGATGTGCGACCCTGGGCTTTGGATTTAACGATTCCTGCTGCCACTTCGGTAGGTCTCCACGCTGGCCAACCGGCACCGCCGCGAGTGGATGAAGGTCGAGAAGCATCTGATTTTCTCCACCCACTCATCGGCGTACCTGTACCTTGTGAGTTATCAATTCGAGCAACTATGGATCGTGCGCTAGTTTCAGCGCTTGCAAGCTCGGAGTTAATCACTTTATTGAAGCGTTTTACGGCATCTTTATCAAACTCTTTAAGAGCATCAATAGTCTCTTTGATACCTGTTAAAACAATTACTTCATTTTCGGCCACTATTTACTCCGCGCCTTTTGTCTCTCTTTGAGGTAAATAACTATTGCCTCAAGCACGCCATCGGGTGAGTCTAACAAATCAACCGGTGATATGCCTGTTTCCACCGAAATTGCAGCAATACTATAAGTTAAAGATTCTCGGTGGATTCTGAATTTGGGTCTGTTGTTAGTGATGCTTTTTCAAGGGTATCAATAAAGCCACCATCAAAAGGCTTAACAACAACTCCCGCTTCTCTCATCGAGTGCCAGCCCAGCCAATAGATATGTTCAATGCGACCTTCTTCAAGAAGTTTCGCAAAGCCTTTATTGAACTTTTGCTCGAACGCGATGATGGTGCGTGGTCGCAGAGGATAAGTAGCTTCCTCTGCGCCAGCGACCTTAACTTTTATTGACAATCCATCCATCTTATTTCCCCCTTAATTGATTATGCGGTTGTCTTTGTGATTACGCCTGAAATCGGCCACGTCACGCTTGCAGTGCTGAGTTCTCCAACGGCTCCGTTGAGTGGTGTCCACTCTGAGATAAGAGCTGAGAAGGCGTATTGTGGATTTGTTGCCGAAATTGTGTCGGCTACAGGCTTCACCTTGATAGTGATTGCTGTACCGAGTAGCGGATAAATGATTGATTCCACTGATCCGCTTGCAAAGTCCTGGTGGAATTCGAGCGTTACAGAGTTATCAGCCAATCCTGCGATACGAGTCTTTGCAGTTGAACCAAATGAGGTTGTCTCCACGATGTCGTATGAAGTTGAGATGCTTACGCTCGCGATATGGTCGCTCAAATCGTTTGAGGTACCGAATACCACTGAGGCGTTAGTGAGTACGATTCTTGCCATTTATGAGGTTGCCTTTGTAATTGCACCTGTGATTGGCCAAGTAACGGATGCTGTTGAAAGTTCTCCAACGGCTCCGTTGAGCGGTGTCCATTCAGCCACAAGCGCTGAGAATGTGTATGAAGGGTTTGTAGCACCAACCGCAGCAGATGTAGGTGTAACAACGATTGTGGTTGCTGTTCCTACTAGGGATGGTGAACCATTGATTGTTGCCTCAACATTAGATGCGGCAAAATCTTGGTGAAATTCGATTGTTACTGAATTATCTTTCAAACCAGCAACACGAGTTTTTGCAGTGTTAGAAAACGCAGTAGTTTCGACTACATCTGTGCTTTCGTTGATTGTGATTGATGCGATGTGGTCACTCAAGTTCACTGAATTGATTGTGACTTTTGCATCTGTTAGGACTATGCGTGCCATTATTTAGTTGCTCCTTCGGTTGCTGGTACTGGCTTTGAGGATGAAGAAATGTGACCTGCGCCGATAAGCGCCTCTACATTTGCTCCAACCAAATCTTTTTCGGTGAGTGCTTCACCCTTTTTCTTGCCGCAAACCTCAAGGTCTGAGGTAACTATGTAGCTCATTTGTTCTCCTTATCCCCAAATTGTGAGGCTGAATCGGTATGAAAGAAATGTGACATCACCCTGCAAGTAGGTACCTGCTTCAGCTCTTGTCACTCTCAAGGTATTTACTGCTCCCCCAAGAGTCCGATCCGCTTCAATCGCTGCTTTAATTGATTTTGCGCCCGAACCCAAATAATCATCCAACTGATTCTGACTCGAACGAGCATCGAATCGTTGAACAATCACATAAATATCGCAGTTTGCGATGTCTAAACCTCGCGCATTGTCAATATCAAATGTGAAATCTAATTGACCTACTACCGCCCCAGGTGGTGTTACCTGGTCGGGGATGGAATCCCACACGCGCAAACCTGAGATGGTTGCAAGGCGTGTTTTTAATCCTGCTCTGACATTCGTAACGTTCATTAGTAGGCAACACCTTTGCGCCTACGGAATGGCTTGCAGAGAACTTCAACATCTGCATCAAGGCGTGAAGAGAGTCGAACTACGCCCAAATCAGGCGCACCGGCAATACCGAATGGAGATTGTCGGCGTGCAAAGAGGCGTGAGGATTGGAGAAGCGTTGCCATTGCGATTTCGCTAGGCACCGCGTTCCAGCCCCATATGCCCTTCACGCGCACTGACTGAGGCAGTGGATAAGGCAAGATATATGATCCAGTTGCAAGGATTCGGGTATAAGGCCAACCCTTGCGCGGTGCGTTCACTGGCTCTACAAGATAATCAGATGTGGCAAAGACTGTTGAATAAGTTTGGTCAAAGGCGGCATCAATAGCAACCTCAGTGATTTGATAAATGTCATCAATCATTAAAACGAAGATGTCTTGAGGCGTATAGTAACGAGATACAGGTGCCTGAGCAGTTCCATCTCTGTAAAAGAATCGCTCGGTGTAGTCATCAATCATTCGGCTTGCAGCAGTGATGGCAGCTTCAAGAGCTGTATCATCCACATTGTCTGTGATGCCCAATGATGCCTTTAGTTCAGCAAGTGTGGTGTAGCAGTTAGTTAGAGCCACGCTTTAACCTCATCTCTGCCTTTGGCAGTATCGCTTCTTCAAGTTGCGGTAGCGCCGTTGCTGTTTCCTTTGGCTTTGGCTTCCTACGCAAAATCTTCTTTATTATTTCCAATGCTGTTGGTGTCTTTCATCTAGCCAATATGACTTTTGATGCGGTAGAACTGCACCAGTATTAACGTGGATTGGAAAACCTAGTGAGCGAATTCTACGCGAAAAGAGTAAATCTTCACCGATCCATTCGCCGTTGATAGGCCCATCGAAAAACCAGCACCAATCAGTTCCTTGATGTGGGTCTGCTTCTTCGCGCATCTTTTCTAAAACGCTTCGATGCACTAGCAAGCAACCTGTTCCTGCTGCATCAATTTCAAAAACTGAATTCTTGTCATAGTTATACAAAGGCAAGAATCCTTCAGGTGCATCTTGGAAGATTGCTGGCACTGGCTTTGGGTATAAAGCGCCTTCAATGCCGAACCCTGCAAAAACTAATCCCGCCACTACTGGGCGGTCTTTATCGTGTGCGGTTTCAATTAACTTATCAAAAGCATCGAGCGTTAATTGTTCATCGCTATCAAGAAGAAGAAGCCAATCAGACTTCGTTTCCAAAAACTGTTTTACTACTCGGTTGCGCTGCTTTGAGAGCAAGCCTGAACCTTTGACCCTAACAAATGGCCCTAGCCGTGTGGATCGTGCTTGAACGAGCTGAATCAAGCGATAAGCGAACGCCCCATTTACCATTCCTGGGTCGCACGAACCGATTGAAACTGTATGACCTGACTTCATAGATTCCCCCGAATCTGTTAAGAAGTGTGGGCGAGAGCAATCGGGGGGAACTACTCCCGCCCACACAATTTAAGCGCCTCTAATTAAATTAGAAGGTTGGTGCAACGAGACCTGTACCTGAGATGATTGAGGCAGCAAGTGGGTAGCGCTCTGCTGAAGCAGCAGCGTATCCGTAGATGACTGACTTAATCTGTAGCTTGTCTGCGCCAGTTGCATCGAATGACAATGCGAATGGTGCGCCAGGCTGTTCCCATAGGTGGAATTCAGGTGCTGAAACGCAATAGATTTCATCCTGATTTGTTGCTGCTCCATAGGTTGTTCCTACGTTTGCATCTGCGATGATAGGCAAGCCCATCAACTGATAGCCGGTGTTTCCGTATCCTGCTGCACCTGCACCTGCGGCAACGCCATTCATTGCGCCATTTGCTGCTGGCACTACTAATGGGCGGCCTGTGGTGTCTGTTGCTGCGAGAAGAAACGCTAGACGGCGTGGGTGCATAATCCAGTGTGTTGGTGTTACAAATGCGTTTGACTGAATTTGCTGAACTGCATCTGCCAACTTTGGATAGAGAAGTGCAACTGTTGGTGTTGTCGCTGTAAAGGTGATTGCGTTTCCACCTGAAGCGCGAAGCCCCTTGATTGTTCCTGAAGTACCTGCTCCGTTAAGGATTTGGTTATCAAGAGTTGTGTGCCAAGAGCGAACGAGGTCTTGGATTACGAATGAATCAACACCTGTACCGCGCTCGATAGCCTGACGTGATACGTCTTGCTGTCCGGCGATTGTACGAACGTTGATTGTGAGCAGTGTGTCATCAACATCTGTCTCTGATACTGCATCATTCTGTGTGACCTGTACGGCTGTAGATGAGCCTGTTGTCATACGAGAAATGTTCAGTGTCATACCAGCAGCAGGAAGTGTGTGCTTGTTTGTAGCGAAATCTGCTGTTGGACGGCCAGCGCGTGCATAAGGCGCTGCTAGATCAACGAGGTACTGAGGAATAACGAGACCTGCGAAGTTAGATGTATCAACATCGCGGCGCTCGATTGACTCTTCGCGTGTGTGGCGTGCTAGACGTTCGCGAGCTGCGTAGTCTCCACGAATTTCAGCAGCATAAACATCCTTAACGAATGATGCCTCTGAACGCTCTGAGTATGTGCGTGCTTCGGAAACAACCTTTGCGCCACCAACTGTAGGCATTGCGATTGTTGCTACTGCTGCGCGTGCTTCGGCTGCCTTTGCATCTGCATCGGCTTGTGCCTTGAACTTTTCAATCTTTGCATCGAGTGAACGTGACTCTTCAACGAGAGCATCAACCTTTTCGGTTTCCTCTGCGGTAAGGTCGGTGCGGTTTTCTGAAGCAACTGCTTCGAGAACTGCATCCATTTCAGCCTTAACTGCATCACGGCGCTCAATTACTTTGTCAAGAAATGACATTTATTGATCTCCTTATGAGTTTGGTTTTTGGTTGAGGTGGTGGCGATGCTCTTCACGGCGCTTTTAGGGTGTGAAACTCGCTCCGACTTCGATCCGTAGATTTTCTACGGAAACTTATTTTGTGTTGTTGATAATCGCTTTTGCTAGGCGAAGTGAAATCTTGCGTGAAGCCTCTTCGGGGCTTGCTTCAGGCAAAGCATCAATAGGGCGCAACTCTGAGGCTTTGTGACCTACAAGAGTTTCGGTTGGGCGGTATCCGTCACGGAATTCTTCATAAACACGGATGAGAACCGCAGGGTCTCCCTCTTCGGCTGTAATTGAGAAGTCTGAGCCAGGGATTCCCAGCACGCCTTCACGCATAACGTGTTCGATACGACCACGAGCTGTACCGCCGGAAGAATCCCATTCGACATAATCGCCGACAACATCAACTGCGCGAGATGATTCGTATTCTTCCTCTTCCTCAATCTCTGCATCCATCTGAAGTAGTTGAGACATAACCTCAACGGACTTCATAATGTAATCGTGACCTTCGGACATATCTCTAAAAATTGATTGCAATACGAGCAAAGATTCGCCAGTAACTTCGCGACCTTCCTTCATCGCTTGCATCGCTGCTCTTAGATGCTCGCGAGCTTCAACTGAAGTAGTTGGATAAGCAGGGTATGTGACAACTGAAACGTCACCATCTGCCAAAGATAATTCTGTAAGTAGGCGCTCTGTGCGACCTTCGTTCCACTTTTGGCGAATAACTCGGAAAGCAAAACTCATCTGATCCAAGTCACCGCGTTGGATTAGGGTGTAGAGGTCGCGCCCTTCTTGTGTGTCTGCGATAACTGCATCCATATACAAGCCGCGTGAATCTTCAGTAAGTGTGAGCGTACCATTTTTGGTACGAGCTAGAGGTAAGCCTTCGTGATTGATAAGCAAGCGAACATCGGGTGTTTCGCTCAAGGTCTTACGGAAAGCACCTGGGGCGATACGCTCGATGAAAGGTAGGGGAACGCTTGAATCATTAAACACTGCTGCATAACCTGAGATGCGCATAGTGCCATCATCTGCTTGGCGTGCCTCAACATCTTGCACTGTATAAGTGCGGCGTTCGATTTTCTTTGTCATTTTGCTCCTTGAATCGGCCTCAGCATCTAAGGCATCAATTTTGCGCTGCGCCCAATTTTGCGCTCTGTCGCTGAAGTTGGAATCCCCACCCCAAAGAAGCCAAGCAACTAAACCTGCGCCTGGGTATTGGGCATTGGATGGATCGCTATTTTTAGGTGCTTGCCCATCAACTTTATGACGTGCAAACCAAGGTGCCATCTTGCGCACTTTGTTTTCAGAGATTCTTCCTGCTGCCATTTCGCGTGCTTCACGCTTTGTGGCATCGGTTAAACCATCACCCCCGAAACCTTCTTGTAGATATTTCAATCCACGCGCTGCGTTATCACGGATGAACGCAGGTGCTGATAAATCAACTGCACGAACTTCGCCAAGTGGCTCCATATCTTCAGAGATTGAGACTGCAACCATCTGATCTATCGCACCTTGCTTGGTATCGTGGCAACCAATCGTGGTGAAGGAACCATCTGATTCTTCTTTCACTGTTGCCCAACCTGAGCAATCTGATTGCTTATCACTGATTCCGTATGGCATTTGATTCCTTAAAGCATCGCTAGGATTTCGGCATCATCTTCAATGATGGAGAAATCAATCTGAGATATTGCGCTTGCATTAGCTCTACCCAGTAGCGCATCTGCAAATCCGAGATGAACCTTTGGTAGCAAGGGTTCAATCACCGGAATTTCTATTTTCGGCAGTTCAAGATTCGGCTGCACGAAGTTCAATAGGCTGTTACCGAATGAACCGCCCTCTGCCTGTGAGACTGTAACGATTTGAGCGTTCAAGCCACCAAGAGAAGCCTGAGCAGTTGCCTGAATGTTGTCGGCTGCCGTTGCGTTAGCCGTTAGCCCACCAAGTAAAACGTCACTAGAGGCGATTACAGACACGATGGCGGTTGCCACCGAGTAACTACCCCCAAGAGGTGCGTTCGCGCCTACAGGGTTGGTTACAAGGCTCGTGGCGGTGCCTGTAGCGCCATTAAGAGGTGCGCTGGCGGTAACTTCTTGAGTGACCACGCTTGAGGCGCTTGCTGCCAATGTGCCTAAAGGTGCGACCCCTACGCCATCGGATGTAAAGGCGAAGCCTTCTCCATCGAGTCCGTAGCCGTCACTATCTAAAGGTGAGACATCCAGCGTGAAGCGCAGGAAACTCATTTGAGATTAGCTCGCTACAGTGAGGCTTACAGTGAGCGATCCGCTTGGAATCGTGTAGGTGTCACCTGCGGTGTAAGGGTTGCCGGTAATCGTGCCTGAAAAGAGGAAGTTGCCGGTGGTCAAAGAATCCCAAGCCGTGAAGTAGGTGGCATCTTGTGACCCTGCAATGTTTGTCCAAGTGATTGCAGCATCGCTGGCAAGAGAACCGCTAGATGAAGCAGCGAATGAAACAACCTTGCGAGTGGTCTCTGTTGCAGCATTAGCGGTGCCGTTCGCTCCTGGGTCGGCAACGTGTAGTTTTACATACACGTTCGTTACAGAGAACGCGGTGGCGTTGCCCACTGAATCAAGAAATGCGTTTGCAAGATATGTGCTAAGACCTGTTGCCATTATTCGCCATCCTCGATTGTCTGCTCGATGATTTCTGCAATCTTGCCTTCATCGTCACGAACTACCTTGCGAACAATGCGCTTGCGCTGTTCGACATTTTGGATATTGATTACGGCAGGTTCAACATTGACTGTTGGCGCTTCCACTGTGACTTCAGGTGCTTCAACATTCACGCGAGTTTCAGGAACGTTCACGATTGTATCGGGAACGTTCACATCTACGAATGAGCGAGAATTAACTTCATAGGCTGCCGATGGGTTGCCTGGGTCAATCGTTGAGATTTGCTGCAACTGGGTTGAAGGTACGCCCGTATGCTTGATTGATTCCATACCGATTGCAGAGAGAACCTCGGCAGGATCGAAACCAACCTGAATCAACTTGGCGATAATTTCGGTGCGTAGGTTGAGTCCTACATCCTTGGCATCCTTGGCATCAATGTTTTGCAGTGGCACACGATATTGGTCTCCATCTTCAATCGGAGTCATATCTTCCATTGCACGCACATCGTTGAGGCTCATAAAGCCTTCACGCAATCCCTTGGTGTAGGCATCAAAGCGCTCGATGGTAGTACCGCGCAAAAGCGCATCTAGGTTGAAGCGAATGAACGCATCCTGCTCAGGTAGCAACGTTGAGAGTGCTTGCTCGATACGCTCCAAGAGTGGGCGTAGTGAGTGCTGAACGAATGAAAGGTTTTGCGCTTCAACCGATGCAAAGCTCATCGCACCTGCTACTGGGTGTCCAAGTAGCGAGATAGGCACGTTGAAGATTCGAGCGATTTCTTCCACGCCGAATTTGCGAGCCTCAAGTAGTTGAGCATCTGAAGCGTTGATAGCAAGAGGCTTGAATGAACCGCCACCGGTAAGGATGCCGATTTTGCCAGCCTTGTAAGGCCCTGAGTGTGCGATATTCCAGTTCAGAGCTAAATCTTCGACCTGCTCCTGATCCATTTCGCCAGGCACTTCGATAACTCCACCTGGGTTTGCGGCATTTCCAAAGTAGGAAGCGGCATAGGTATCAGCAGCAAGAGCGCCACCAACTACCATTCTGCAAGCCTCAATCGGTGAACGCCCACGAATCTCGCCTGGTAGCAAGAAGGCTGGGATATGCAAAATATCTTGGGTGGTCAAATACATAACATCGCCAGTGCGTGCTTCTTTGTATTCGTAATAAATCGGCTCACCTGGTCGGCGAATAATTCTTACCTTGTCAGGATGTAGCACATAAACTTCAATCACATCGCCCATATCGTCACGGACTGTGAGGATGAAAGCATCTCCGCGCAAATCCATTGAGGTAATCATCTGCTCAAAGAATTCGAGCTTGGTCTGCTCAGGGTTTGGCTTGATGAGCCATTGTGGGGTCTCGCCATAGGCAGCAGCGTAGGAAAGGCGCACTCGACCTCGGCGCACATAGGCACCAACTGGCAAAGATGAGATTGTGCCGGAACGAAGGCGAACGCAAGCGAAAACTGTAGAGATGCGCATTGCGGTATCGGCATCTACATAGACACCTGATACATCGGTTACAGGTGGTCTGCCAGGGATCAGTGGGCCGACCCAAGTATCACCTGCTGCACGCTTTTCGCCTGAATTCCTCAAACGCTTAGATAAACTCATTATTCAGCCTTCTCTGTAATCCAAATGAGGAACGAACCTAGAACTATGCAAGCAACTGGGATTGAGAATTGCATAATTCCATAGGTCACAAGCACCGCGCCTGTAATCTCGGTGAGGATAGAAATATCAATCTTTGGCAGTTTGAATTTCATCTCATCTCCTTAAATATCTATTGAAAAGAATCTAGTCACTGGCGCTTTAGGCTCAGGTGGTCGGGTGGCTCGGTCATAACCGAAGATTGAAGCAACCGCAGCATCCACCTTGCGTTTGCTTGATGCCTTCGCCACCATCACACCACGCGATGATTGCTTGGTCACGCAGTTTGCAATGTGTCGCGCTAAGCGTTCATCGCCATCGTGCGTGAATGATTGATTTACGACTGCTTCGTAGAATTTCTGCGTTGCAGGAACCATTCTCTCCGCAGAGTTCGGATAGCTGACAACAGGTAGCCCTGCCTCATCAAGCACCATAAATGTTCTCTGCCATCGTGCGGGGTCAAAGACAACCTCTTTTACATTGAAGCGAGTATCTCGGTAGGTGTTGATAATTGTCTGCTCAACTTCGGCGATAGGAACGTGCCAATCTTGCACATCTTCGGGGCGCTCCCAAAGACCAACAACTTGAAGGTGCGGTTTTTCTTCCCCTAAAAACCACGCCACCAAAGCCGTTGAGTCATTGGAAAACGCTCCATCGAAAGCAAGGATGCAATCCTCACCGGCGATTGGCGCTCTATCTGGTGATTTGAGCGCATCCCACGCACCACTTGGAAGCCAAGCAGTTGCAGTGGAAGTCCAAATGTTGAGGCGCTTAGTTTTGAACTCGGCCTCAGGTGTAAGCGCGAATGAAGAGCGCATATCTGCAAGAGAAGTTAAATCATCAAATCCTGGGTTTGCAGTTTCCCAAACTTGCTCATCGGTGTAATCGTCTTTGTCATCGCCACCCCACCAAGCGAAGAAGAAGGATGGATCAGAAATCTCACCCTTGGCGATTTGCACGCTTCGATTAAACATCGAGTAGCAGAGTGAATCCTTGCCAGTTGAATCCGTGGTGACACCGGCGGTGGTGATTGCTACCAACATCGGTTCCTTACGCGCACCCATTGAAAGCGACATAACATCGTAGAGTTCGCGGTTTGGTTGGGCGTGCAATTCGTCAAATGCGATAAAGGTTGAGTTCAAACCTTCTTTTGTAAATGACTCAGAGGAAAGCGCCCGATAAACCGAACCCGTTTTAGGATTATGAATCACATCGCGGTAGGGCTGCAAGATTTCACTCAGCTCAGGCTCTAACTCGATGCAACGCTTTACAGTGTTGAAAATGATTTTGGCTTGGTCTTTATCAGCAGCACAAGAAAATATCTGCCCACCTTGAGGCCCTAGAACTAACTGCTCAAGCACAAGAGCTGAAAGCCACGCAGACTTGCCGGACTTGCGCGGCATCCCGATAAGTGCGCGGCGATGGCGCAGGGAACCATCGGCTGCCTCGGCGAAGAGGTGGCGCGTGAGTTCCTTTTGCCAGGGGCGAAGCACCAACGGATCGCCAGCGTTACCGGCAATTCCATCTTCGGTTATCTTGCAAAGAGCCTCTGCGAAGTCAATGACATCATCACCTCGACTGCGCTTCAAATCAGCAGGTGCCACTGGCGAAAGATACTTCGGTGGCCAAGCCTTTAGTTTTTTCTTTGCCACATAATCCCCCGATTATTTGTTGGCTCTTGCCTCTCGCTTTGCAACGAGTTTGTCTAACGCTGAAACTGCCTTAATCTCTGCAACGCCTAACTTGCTTCTTGAAGTTGGGTCAAAGCCGAGTGATGAAAGTGCATCGGTAAATGCTTTGTTCACTGCAACGAAGGCACGCGCATCGGCGGCTTCGTGTGTGGCGAGATATTTGCTACGAGCTAACTCAACCACATCGGCAAGGCGAGCAGCGTTCTCAATGGCTTCTCGATCCGATTGCGGTGAGAGCCAAGCAATAGCCGCATCCCACGCACGCTCCCAAAGTCTGATTCCCGCTTTGCCTAAATCGGCTGGGGGTTCAGGCGTTGATAGCGCCGGTGCGAGCGAGTGAACAACTGCCAGCTCAGGCAATGGTCTTTTACCTGGGTTTCCAAGTGCGCGTTTTAATTCATTTGGCTTTGGTGGTCTGCCAGCCGTCATTGTTTTTCCAATCGCTAAAAATCCATCGCCCCCGATAGATGAACTGAATCAGCAACTGATAGAAAACCAACCACCTTTTCTATCTTGTCGTTGTTTGCAAAGTCTGTAGTCGCTGGCAATAACTCGGTCTGCCAAGTTGGTTCAATCTTGCTTAAATCAAACCCAAAGATTCCCTGCGGTGTTGAGTTGATGTAGCAGGGAGAAAACTGAAGTTGCTTTGAACGGACGATGAGAGCATCAAATTTCTTTTTCTCAATTAAGAGTGTGTCGTAATGGGATCGTCTGCATTTAAGTTCAACGTGCAACCTAGCCGATTGCGATGTGCAATCGAAACGCTCAAATTGATTGCTCGACATTTCAAGGTCAGGCAAAAAATTCAAGCGCAAAAATTCAAATAAGCGTAATTCGGACATTTAACCCGAACCACAAATTTCGCGACTATGTGCGTTTGCTGGGATGCGGGGTAGATACCCGCTATGCGTGCGCAACTTTTGACCCGTATTCGCTTGCACCGGTGGGGGGTCTTGCGTGGTATAAGCGAAAGTCACTTGCTCGCCTTCTCAGAATTGCATCTGCGGCAAAGCACTTGTGCATTGGCGGCATCGTTCGTGCCACCTCGCGATAGCGGAATAATGTGATCTAAAGTTAAATCGCGGGTGCTTCGACATTTACTGCACCAAGGCTGAGCAGCACGCATCGCTTTAGACAATGCACGCCAAGCTGAATCGTAACCACGTTGCTCACGTCTAACTCTTGTGCGTTCCTTTTTTCTAGCACACTCAATGCAACGTGTTGCCCTAACAACAATGCCACAATCAACACAAGGTCTAGGCATTGCCATTTGAAAACCTCTTTAAGTATTTGATTGCTTCACTCAGTAAATGCTCATCATCCTTAAACGCACCGAGACCAGTGTTGCAGTTACGACATAACAACGCACGCACTTGATGTGTTGCGTGATTGTGGTCAATCGCTAATCGTTGCCCGTTATCCTTCTCGCTCTTGCCACATATTGCGCAACAACCTTTTTGCTTTTCGTATAAATCATCACGATTCTTTTCAGCACTGCGAATGATAGCGCGATGGGTGTTACGACAATCGCGGCAAATACCACGATGCCCGATTTTACTGAACTGCGAGCGATTGAATTCATTTATATCTTTTTCATTTTTGCACTTGTAACAGATTCGCTTACTTGTCATCCTCAGCGATTTCAGTTAGTGCTTCATAATCTTCATTTGCAACTACATAAGAGTTATACGCAATCAGTGTTGCGTTAGTTGCGCGATTAAGTAAAGTCTCAATGCCATCAAAGGAAAGAGATTGATCCGTTACGATGTCAGTGCAGACATCACCGATTGCAACTGTAATCTGAATCATCTGCTCAGCTCCAGTCTGCTATCGAGTAGGTCATCTATGAACTTATCCACTAGATGCTTCTTGCTATCTATTGATTGCTGGCGTGCAAAGATGGCGTGCATCAACGCTTCATCTATCTCAGCAATCGTTTCCTTATCGCTTGGCATCCTTTTTCTAGTTCAATGAAAAAACCCACCGACTCAATGAGTTGGTGGGTTGAATCCCTTTAGGGATAGCAATACCTGATAACGGAAGTGTATCACGCGAGAGTGCAGTTTGTCCTAATTTCTAGCGTTGATGACATCGCCCAAACTGTAAAGATTTCCACTCTGCTTTTGGATGCCGTTCTCTTTGATAATCGAATAGACCTGCCTTGGCTTTATCCCTAGCCACAATGCAATCGCCTCAACATCTAGGAAAAACTTACGGGTTGGATTACTCATTGCCAGTGTCACCAAACGGATCAGTGACCACGATTGCTTGCACCCAAAGCAAGTAACCTCATCGCCTAGCCCATTCTCTTTCACCTTGATAACGTCAATCACCACGAACTTCTTGCAATCATCTGTAGGACACGGAATCCGTCTTGGTTGCTCCGTGAATCGCTTGGCAGCAGCCATTCCTTTGGCGTGTAGCTCTGCGACCTCACCCGCAAAGTCGGATGCCCAATCCTGGATGATAATCCAATCAAGGTGCGCCAAGTGGAAATCGCAGGTTGCCTGAACCTCTGCATCGGTTGTCGGTTCCTTCTTCAAGAGCGCCGGTGGTGTGAGGTTCCTAGCCTCACGCACCATCGCTTCCCAAGAGTGCAGGATGCTCAAGAGTTCGGTAGCCATAGAAAAATCTAAGGCGTTCACATTGACCCCTATCGAGCGCTCTGTAGAGACTGCCCCTGATCCTGTACGCGATGGGGTGATGAACTTGCCAGCCTCATATTGCAACTCAGGTAGCTCAATCAGGTGGCTCTGCAACTTCAGGCGGCAACTCCAACACGCACCCTCATTCTTGGTTGGCTTTTGGCAGATTGAGCAGGTCACTAGAACGGCACTCCCTCGGTCTCGGATTTTTTTCGGTTATTTCGATTGAAGTAATCAGGCGGTTCGACCTCGCCAAAAGCGAACTCGGATGGGTCGCAGTTATGTGTGGCGAGAACTAGGGCGTTTTTCGCAATGATGCCGATTCTCGGAGTTGCCTCAAAGGATACGCCAGTTGGGTGGATTTGGTAGGTACGCCTTCCGGTGAGTTTTGCAATTAACTCTTCTCTTACATCCAAAGGTTGCACATCAAGTCGGGTGAGGAATCCTGCCGATGAGTACCCAATCCAATAAAGTTTTCCACAGGGTCTGCACGTTGCAGGTTGGAAGTTTTCTGAAGTTCTCATCCCTCGCTCCCAATCCCATTCTTAGTACGTGCAAGGCGGTGATGTGGGGTGTGCCGTGTGCCGTTTCTATAGAAAGTAGAAACGGCACGCACACTCCCACGCTCAATATCCGGTGTGCGTGCCGATGCAAAACGGCACACTTCGGCACACGGCACGCTATTCACCTGCCCCACCAATGTAAGAAATTTTGGCTTCCACAAGGTTGAAATTGTCCATCCCAGCCGAAGTTATCCACAGGTTTGACTTGCTTCCACTGCCCCGATTCTCGACAAATCCGCGAGCAATTAAGGTCTCAAGGCGCTCTCCAATCAGCCCCTTGTCACCTCGGACACCTTCATTTAGCTCACGGCGCGAACATCCTGCGTTGGTATGAATGAACTCTGCCATCTCAGATAACTTCTTAAACTCAGTGCGTTCGTTAAGTTCATCCTCACTTGTCGGCGCTCCAATGACGTACTGCATTTGGGGCTGGGTTGAGTCAATGGTCAGAACTGCCGCCTCTTGCGTACGATCCGATTTGCGCCACATTCCGGCACTTGCTCGAACATCTCCGATGCGGTCTTTCGTAACACGGATAGTCAGGCTCCCGACCCGCCCAGGCGATAGCACCTCGATTGGCTCCACGATATAGGCAGCACCATCAATCGTTGCCAACTTCGCTTGCCCACCGATGGCAAAGCGCCCCCGCGTTTCGGAATTCTTGGTGATGTGGTCAATGAGAACTACGGCAGCACCTGAACGATTGGCAACTGTGCGTGGGAACTGGCGCATCCATTTGGTGATGGAATCATTATCTACAGTCTCACCGCCCCACATAGTTAGGGATTCCGTGACACCATCAATGATAACGAGATGAGCTGATTCAGGTTCTAGGATTGCTTCCCAGTAGGGATCGGAAGGCGAACGAGCCGATTCAGGGCGAATATAAGTGAAGTATTGCAAGAGGTTGGCTCTGCTCACTCCAAGGCTTTTAAGGCGCTTTACAATATCCTGCGGGTCTGATTCAAAGTCAATGTAGATTACCTTTTTGTCAGCCCTAAGCATTTCAGCTGTAGCAATTTGGGCAACCCACGATTTACCCGACTCGCTCTCACCATAAATGGAGTGAACCTTGCCGGCGTAGATAAGACTCTTGCCATCGGTGCGGGTGAGGATGTTGGCTTTGACTTCGTGAAAGAGTCCATCGTAGTAATCAGATAGTGCAATCGGCTTCCAGCTCGATGCTTCAGCAATCTCGGCAACCTGCTCTTCGCTAAGGTTAAGTCGGTCATAAGATTCCTGCATCTTGCCAATAAGGTCATCAAAATAGTTCAATCCACTCGGCCCGTAACCTTGCTTTCTTAACTCGTTGGCTGCTTGCTTAAAATCCCCACCGAACTTCAGGTGGGTGATGGCACCGAACTTGTCATAAGACCTCTCTGCATCAAAGGCAGTTGAGGTTGAAAAGACCATCAACTTATCGTTTCCTTGATAGTTGGTGGTGGCTGAGATACCGAAATCCTTACCTGGGCGAATCCACGCTGTTTTCTCACCCTGCGTGTAAGCCTTCTTCCACCCTAGCGGTAGCAAAATCTCATCCCAAGTGGTTCGGGCGTTATAGTCATCGCCTACAGTCATTTCACCTGAAACGCGTGGAGTGGAGACTTCACTTGCCACGCTTTCAGGCTTAGGCATTGCATCAAACATACGGAATACATCGTGCAGGGCATCGCGCTCTGCGAGTGAGAGCGTGGTAATCGTCTCAATCGAACCGCGAAGCATCTGCCACGCACCCCCTGAAGGATGGCAAAAGCCGCCTGAAGGTGCGGTGATACAGAATCCACCTTCGCTTCTTGTCTCGGCCAATACATCTACACCGCCATTTTCACCAGGTCTGCGAGCGAGCTTAGTGTTGCCTTGAATCTCACCATCTACCTTGTAAAGCCAATGGATACCACCTGAAGGTGTTGCCTCGACATAGGAAGAATTCAAGCGCTCCCATAACTCACCCAAACCTGATCCGTTACAGACCTCGGCAATTTCAAGGTGCATCTTCTCGGCAACTGCTCTTCCTTCTAATTCGAGCATCTCTAGGTTGCCTGAAATCTTGCCAGTGATGACTCCGATTCCCTGTTGCTCGGTAGAAAACCAGCTCAAAATCTCTTCGGGGGTAGGTTGAACCTCTTGGTATTGCTTCCAAGAAGATAATCCTGGGCGCTTTGAACCATCGGTGGAAACCGGCACGCAGACAATCCCTGCATTAGCAAATCGCAGCGCCGTTGTTAATAGTTCACTCATTCTGCTCCCCTTTGATATATCCCTCTTCAATTAACTGCTCAATAATGAACCCAGCCATACGCCAAGGCGATTCAGGCAACTCCATCTGATACCGAGTCCAAAGCGCGTACGTTATCGCCCCGCGTGGGGTGTGCCTTTCATTCGCCATCGGCAATTCTTTTCTGCCATATTGGTATTAGGTTTTCATTTATATCGCAACCCCAACCTTTACGGCCAAGTGATGCTGCAGTGCTTACAGTGCTACCTGACCCACACATCAAATCTGCCACTAATTCATTCTCATCTGAGGTAGTCAAAATTAACCTTCTCAATAATTCCGAAGGAATTTGATTGACGTAATCTTGTTTGTCTTTGCTCACATTCTTGCAAAGATTGATTTCCTGCCAATCGTAAAGATTTGTGCCAGGACTCCCCCCCCCGATCAGTTCACGCACGCGCTTATCTGTTGGGTTTTTGTAAGGCTGAGTGACTGCCTTTATATTGACTTTAGGGGTTCCTTTGGTCATCCATAATACAGTTCTTGAAGCGCGGGTAAATTTATGCTTACTTACTCCAATATTGGAAGGATAAACCCAAGTCATCCATTGATGAAATTGCCATCTTGTGTCAAGAATGGTGTGGTAATACTCAGCAATAATTTCAGGGTAGTTGATAAGGAAGAATGAACTGCCGTCATTTGCAGAGTCATAAGCAAGCTCTAAGAAGTCATAATGCAAATCAGAATATTCTTGGGGTGTCATTTTGTCATTAAATGAAGATTTATAGTTGTAGCCTATGTTATAGGGCGGATCAACAATCCAAGTCTGAACATTCTCAATCGGCAAATGCCAATCGTAACTGCCCAATTTATATGTCTGATTATTACCTTCTAATACGAAATCACTTCGCACTTGTTCCATTTTGCGTTCCCCCGTTCAGGTTGTTAAGAATCCAACTTACCACCGGCACCGCTACCGCGTTGCCCATCTGCTTATAGCGGTTGGAATCGGCTTGCCCCGCAGTCCAACCATCGGGAAATCCTTGCAATCTCTCACACTCAGTCGGTGTAAGTCGGCGTACAGTTTGAGATGTATCTTTATTTATCATCGGTACATTCCCCCCGCCCGTTCCCCATCGTTGAATCACTGTTTGCATTACTTCATCTTCATACACTCGCACATCGCCTACGCGGGTGCCGTCAATAATAAGAATTGTTGCTCTTGTCTCTGTGGCATTATCAAATGCGTTCAAAGTTGGCGATACCCCCCCCGCTATCCAAGTTTCGTAATCTTCCTCATTTTGCGCTCGCCGCGCCTTAGTCCACGATGAGATCAGTAGCATCTTTGTAATCTCTTGCTTTCAAAGCTGAAGCAGTCTCATCTTCTTCGTACTGCCCAAAAGATTGCATCCGATAAGTCATCGTATCTCTTGCGCGTTGCGAGTTAAGAGTTGGCGCTATTGATTCTGTTGGGAAGTCGTAGAGTTCAAAGTTTCCTGCTCGGCTACTGTCTGAAGCGCTACCTGTAACTTTTCGGGCAGAGTCTTGCCCCTTCGATTTGCTCGCCTCAAGATACCCTGCGCGGCTTTCGCGGATATTGAGTATTTCTTCAGGTGTTCTCCCTGAACCTCTAAGACATCCGACAATGAACACTCTACGCCTTCGTTGGGGAACTCCGAAGTATTGAGCATCAAGCACCCGCCATCCCACGCGATACCCGCGTTTGACCAACGCTTCAATGACAACGGCCATATCTCTTCCGTTATTTGAGGAAAGAAGACCAGGCACGTTTTCGAGGATAATCGTTTCCGATCCGCTTTCGTCAAGGATTCGGCAGATTTCCCAAAATAATCCACTCCGTTTTCCAGCCAATCCTGCTCGCTTACCGGCAACTGATAAATCTTGGCAAGGGAATCCCCCTGTGATGATTCCACCTCTAGGATTGAATCCTGCTTGAATAAGTTGCTCACCTGTAACCCCCGTAACATCGCCAAAAATGGTTGATTCAGGGAAGTGTCGGCGCAACACATCCTGAGCCTTCTTATCTATCTCAACACTTGCAACGACCTTTACACCTGCACGCGATAGAGCTAAATCAAATCCACCGACACCTGCAAATAGTGAGACTGCGGTTCTCATCTTCTTGCCTTTCCAGTTGCTTCAATCAACTTGCAAGCAAAGTGATAAGCCTCATCGCCAGTTAGATACATTTCTGCTTGGTTGCCAGTATCTTCACATTTCCAAATAATGACTCGAACTTCATCCTCAACACAAGAAAAAGCAACATCGAACTTATCTTCGTGGTCACGACATAGTGACGAATAAACGCTCAATCTTTGCCCCAGCCTGTTCCCTTAAAGTGAACTGCTGCTGCTACATAAATCTTGGTTGCGACCTGCCCACACTTATCGCAATTTGCCGAATGAAGTTCATCCATCTTGAAAGTGCGCGTGAAGCTGTGACCGCAATCGCAAATGAAGTCGTAATCAGGCATTTTTAACTACCTCCGCTCTCGCATAAACATAACGCCAAGCACCCTCATCTGTAGATTCACAGTCAAAAACACCATCAAAATTATCAATATATTTGAAACTCCGCGCATCCCACGTCACAGTTATTTCTGAAAGAACTCTGTAACCTTTATTTTCTGCATCTCTTCTTAATTCCAATCTGATTAAATTTTCCACAAGTGGCAAATCACATTGTCGTAGAAATTCCTCACTCACTTGATTTCGCAACCCAAATTCTTCAACTTTCAAAGTTTTAGTTTTAGGCACTATTTCCCCCGTTCCCTGCCTATAGTGAATTTGCTATAACTTGCGTGGAGTAAGTGGAATCGAACCACTTGATGACCCCCATCATCGGCTTGCCAGCCACTCCTTCGCACTCATAGAAAGGACTAAAGATGAGTGCGCCTTGCTCTGCTCTTAAACCAATTTATGCAACTGGTTTAGCCCCGAGCTGAGCCAAGAGTGCTTGTACCGCAGGATCATCTAGGGATGCGGTGGGTGTTGGTGCGGGTGCGGTGGCAACTGGCGCTGGCGCTTTGATGCCACCTGCAATGTAAGCATTTGCCTTGGCAACGGCGGTTGCATCGCCAGTTGCATCAACCAAAATCCAAGGTGCATTTTTGCCAGGCTTTGCAGCGCCTTGTCCAATGCGACCTAGAACTTTATTGCCGATGAGAGGCTTGAGTGCATTACGCAGTGCAACGTTGAACCAAAGAAGTGAGTGATGCTCTTCATTGGTATCTAAATCAACAACGGAAACTTCAATCGCCTCTGCGACTCCATTTACTGTGTTGATGCCAGTCTTATATTCAACTGGGGTGACGATGAGAAGGTGTCCGTTAAGGTCTGCGACCTTAACTCCTTCGGTGTTTGATACGGGTGCTGTGAAAGCCATTTGGCTTCCCCCTATTCTTGGTTGGTAGTTGTGTATTGGGTTGGATTAGATTCCAGCTCAATTCTTTTTATATCGTTGATGGTGGCGTGAATCTTCATAGTGCAGTCACACCCATCTCGCTCACACATTGCTATCCCCAGGACAAGCAACGGATGGATCAGTGCTAAAAGGTTTGAAATAAGGGCAATACATACAAAGAGAACTAGGCACCGCAGGAATATGCGCCCACATCTGCGGATTGCTTTCGACATCAATCGTGGAAAGTAGCTCATATACCTTGTCAATGCGCTCTAGGGCATCAATGACATACTGCTCATTGTATTGATGCAACTCAATATACATATCCGAGATTTGACCGCCAGTAGGTAGATAAACCAAGCCGACAAAATCAACCTTGATTCCTTCTTTGACCTTGCCATAGGCGTAGGTCATCACTTGGATAATTTCCTTCTTGGAAGCACCCTTTGAGCGTTTATCTTTTACACCTGTGATGGATTTAGTTTTCCAATCCAGCACCATATTGCGCTCATTGTGAAATAAGTCCACTGTGCCTTTGAGACCTGCTCGAATCTCTACGCGAGTTTCGGTTGCATACTTCTCTTTCCCGCTAAAAACCTGCTCTAAATAAGCGTGAATTGCAGTGCCAACTTGCGCTGCCCACGATCCGCTTGCAGTGACATTGACCTTCTCCCAATCAAGAAGTTTGTAAGCGAGTTTGCGCGTACATTCCTCACCTAGCTCCGATGGGCCGATGCTCACCTGCTTAGAGCGCGGTGAGTAGGTTCCAGCCTCGGTAATGACCTGAATCAACTCGCGCTTTAACTCATCGGCGAGTAGTTCAAGTTCAGGTTTGAGTGGAGTAAATGTCATTCATCATCCTTTACCAGTGTGAATCGGCGCGAATAAGTGACAACCTCAAGCGCTTCCAATACCTGCTCAGGTAAAAGTTCCCGCGCACGCTTGGTGTCAAATCTCTTTGACTCGACCTTCGTAAAGCGAATTGCAGGATGCCCCTTCACGCACGCAGTCTCGGCTTCCCCCAATGCGAACTCAAGATGCTCGCGTGCTATCGCACGCTTCTCTTCCAGTTCAGCAATCTTGGCGGTGTAATCCTTGTATGCCAAAAGCCAAGCCTGTGCGGTCTCATCCAGCTCGATGACACCTACCTCTAACTCTATGCTCATATCCGTTCCCCCTATGATTGGTTAATACCAATTATGTTTTTTATGGTGTTGCCAGGCTTTGCAAGCGCCACCTGATCCATATTTTCTTGCGATGTAGGATAGCGCAGCAACTGTCTGTGACACCCGCGACTCGCCTTTTCTCATCCCAAGATTTTCGTAAGTACCTTTGAGCAGTTGCCCTACCCCTGAGGCGCTACTAGTCGGATTCTTTGTATCCTTCCAAGCGCTCTCGGCACCCATCAACTTCGTAAAGCACTTGTAATCTCGCGTGTGCAAGAGTTCGCGTGCCACTTGCTTCGGATCAACCTGCATCAAAGCAGGTCGTTCCTTGTAGATAACCAACGCTGGCACTGCCTGAGTTGGGTTTATTGCTTGAACTGTAAGTGAGGTCAAGATGCTCGCTCCGATGATGGCGGCAAGTCTCTTGATAAGTTTTTTGTCTGTCTGTGTAATGGTGTAGCTCCTTTGTTAGCCCCACCTCTTAACACTGCAAGAATTCGATGAACATAGTGCTTACGAAATCCAGTAAGAGATGAGATTTCTTCGGCAGATTTACCTTCCTCGGCTAGACCCTTGATTTTCTTGGCTCTACCCTTTTGGGCAAAGCCTCGGACTCTCGGCTCTCGCGCTTGATGTCTTTCGGTTGCGGATTTACCGCCCCAAAAGCCATAGTCAATCTGCTTTTCCGTTGCGTATTCCAAACACTCCTTTTCGTGGATACAACTGGCGCATATCGCACGCAGTTGTGGCAGTCTCTCTGCCTCTTGCTTCCCCGCCTTGGGGAAGAAGAAATCTTTGTCATCCATTGTCGCACATTGCGCTTGTGGAAAGTCAGGTGAATCAATCTCAAATCTCACCCTTGCTTCTCCTTTAACCACTGCTCTAAATCTTGAATCACCCAGGCTTGCTCAATGCTGGCGTTCCTTCGTTTGGCAACTACATAGTGCAGTGGCACCTCTTCCAATCCGCGTGCCTTGGCATAGTTGATTGCCTCGACCTGCGCCTGTCTCCAAAATTCCGGCAGACTCAAGCTCTTATGATTCTTCAGCTCAAATACATAAGTTTGACCTGCGACCACTACCGCCATATCGCCTTCATCTTTGGCACCCGATAGCGCCAACTTCTCAGCGAGTGCGCCTTTGGATCGTAACCAATCGCGCACTGCCGAAACAAAGGTTGAGCCTTTTCTGCCGTTTGGATTAGCCATTGAGTTCCTTTTGAATAGTCTGAATGGTTGGGCAGGGATATTCAACTCCGCAGACATCTAATACTGGACCACAACAAGGACAAGAATCAGGGTCAGGCTTATGCAATTCCACTACTGCACGAAGGGCATTAAGTGGCGGAACTCCATATCCATAATCATTTAACCTTGCCAGCAATTCATCGTGGGTCATAGGAACTTTAGTTCCAGTATCAGAACTATTGTTCTGCAATTCATCGTGGGTCATCCCAACTCCTTCTCAATAGCCTGAATAGTTCGACAAGGGTATTCATAGTCAGGGCATACATCACAATACCCACCTTCATTTTGCTGATAATGCAATTCCACTACTGCACGAAGGGCTTTGAAAGAAGATTCCGTTTTCTTTGCTTGAATTGACCATACATCGTATACGGCTTGTCTTAAATTCCAGTCAATCTTTTCAAGCAATTCATCGTGGGTCATTCCACCAACCTCAACTTTGCGACCTTAGATGCCATCTCATCGGCATTAAAGATTCGGCGCTTCTTGATGCTTGAAATAATATCTTGGCAGAGATTGAAAGCCTCATCCTCAGTCATTATGGCAATTTTGAGAGCCATCTCAGGCAACTGATTGCGAGCCTTATCTAAGCGCTCAACCGCGCCTTCTTCTTTCAGACTAGTAAATGCTGCGCCTTTGAGTTCGTCTAGGTCATTGATGGAGTTGAAGTTTAAGACATCCTCGACTACATCAAGGCAAGCCTCTTGCTCTTCCAAGTAGAGGCAGACTGCACCGGAATCGGTGGTGTGAACTGAAAACAATGGATCGCGCATTACTTATCACGCTCCCAAGGTGAAGAGTTCAGCTCATCATCTAAGAATTTATCTTTGCTCACAATCATCCAAAATACAAAGAGCATTGCTAAAACACTGCCAGTTGCTACTAAAAACAATTCCATTTTCCGTTCCTTTCGTGTTGCCTTTAGGGTGCCATAAAGTACCTTAGATTAAACAGGTGACACGCCAAGGCGCTAGGCTTTTTGAACCTCAATTTGGAATGGGTCGCAGGTGTTGATGTCATACTTGGAAGCAATCTCAAGCGCTCTGATAAATCTTGATTGCGCTTGGTCGAGTTCAACCAGCGATGGCAAGCGCCCCGCGAGGTACCCAAGCGCGTAGGCACTGCCCGAGCCGATGCCATAGAGACCATCTGAAGATTGAGTCATAGATAGGTCATCGCCGATTTCAAAGAGATTGCCAGCAAAGGCAAGCAGGTAGGAATATGAGACTCCCTCTTTAGTCCAGTCATACCCCTGCGCCTTGAAAGCAGAAATGATGCTAGGGATGACCTTGCCACCCATAAACTTAATCGGATCAGACTTATCGTAAAGAGGTGGCTTCCAGTTATAGGTCAGGATGTCTCCTGCTCGGCAATCGCCGGAAACTGCCAAGAGGTACCTGCCGAGCTTAATGATTTTGGGCGTGCTTGGGCTGAGGATGCGCTTATCCCCATCGGTAACTTGGGAGTCAGCCCCTAGGATGGCAAAATCAGCCCCCTGATAGCCCACGATGGTAGTCATAGGGGCAATTCTAGGGCGTAGGAGCAGGATTACCTATCTTTTGCCCCAAACACGCTCAAAACGGCTCCTACGGGTCTTGCATTTGCAAGAAAATCGGCAAAATCTTGCAGGAATCCGTTACCAAAATGTTACCTAAATCTCCCTGTATTGACACTCACCTGTCTATACAGATGGTATCGTTCAGGTATTGGAAAACGAACGGGTTTCCAATAGAACGGATCAGAAAATGCAACTCTTTCAAATCAATCGCGGCAAGTTCGTCAGCTTGAATCAAGAATATCGAATTGATTATGTGCCTTATAGCGGTGGTGCTTCAGAATGGATTATTTCTCGCAAGAATTCAACAGATGCTTATTTCACTGCACTTACATCTGCACCAACAATCGCAGATGCAAAGGCAAAATACTTTGAGATTGTAAAGGTAGGTGCATAATGACTACTCAGCGTTTATGGGTTTCAGATAATGGCGATGTGACTTGCGATGACCACGCAGGAATGTATCTGCGTTGCGCTATTCAGGCAAAGCCAAATGCAAAGAAGCATCGCACTCCGCTTGGCAACTGGGCGATGTATTACACCCACCTTCTTGGTGGCGAGAATCTAGTTTGCGAAACTTGCGTACCTTGGAATTCACCCGACCATCCCTATAACAAAATCAAGGCAGGTGCATAATGCTACTTCGCGACAATATGCGTGTTGAAATCAAGCATCACTCAGGCATTGAGTATGGCGTTATTGAATCAGCCCAAGATGCAAGCAGAGCAGTTACTTTTGCAATGAAAGTTACAGTAAAGATGGATGATGGCACTTACTGTGCCTTCCCGATTAGTTGGATGAAAGAGGTTAAATAAAATGGGCGCATACAAAGAGATTTTCACGCAGATTCAAGATAACTGTTGCAACATCGGTCAAAGCCTCATCGGGTCTGCCGAAGAAGGCGATGTGGACTTAATGAAGCAATCACTCAGAGATGCAATTACAAACTCAGCCCTAGCCCTAGCATTTATCGCAGAGATGGAGAACTAAGATGAAACTCAATAAGCGTGGCGTTATCGTGATGTGGATGCTTGCAATCCTCATCGTGAGCCTTTTTACCTATGCAACGCGTGACCTTTGTTATGTGGGCAATATGGAAGGCAACACCCTTGGTTATGGCTCCTGCTCAAA